TGCTGAATATAACAGTGTTCCTTCATAAAGTGTTTAGGATCTTGTGAACATAGTGCAAGTTCTTGAATTTGCTCTTCTGTATAACGTTCTTTTTTGTAAGGGGTTTTGGTTAATTTTGTATCTACTGCCATAATATTATTTATCTACGTAGTTAACAAAGAAAAACAGCGTAGACTAGCTACGCTGTTTAAGGGGGATGTTATATTATTTTTTATTTTTAGATGTTTTATATGCTTCTTTGATATCTTCAACTTTATGTTCTTTTAAGCCTACTTTCATATCTTCTGCATCTAAATATCTTTTTAAACTTAGGTTCACGCTTTGTGCAAAATTTTCGTATGGTTCACCATGTGATGTAGCTTCTTCTTCTGCTGCACCTGCTGGTGTATTTGCCCATTCGTCTAATTTTTCTTTAATTTTTTCTTCGCTCAAACCTGAGTTTTTCATTAAATTAATTAATTGTGTTGTGTCCATAGTTGGTGCCTCTTCAATGTTTTCTTTTTTATGTGAATCACAGTCGCAACCTGGTTTTGGATGATCCATATCGCATCCACAAGTACCACATTTTTCTGTAATAACTGCTTCTTCAACTTTATCATCTTTATCATCTTCGTCATCTTTTTTAGCACCTTTTTTAGAAGCTAACATTTTTGCAAATGCGTCCTTTTGTGCTTGGCTTTGTGCTTCATTGACTGTTTCTTCATTAACCCAATGGTCGCCACTTTCATCATGACAATCGTTATTGCAATCAGTAGTAGGATTATGTAGTTTATCTCCACAGTCTTTACAAATTAATGTACCTTCTGCAATTTCTGTTTCCATTAGTCCTAGTTCTTTTAATCTAGCTTCGATTGCTGGTCTTGCATCTGCATCTGGTCCCATGTCAACTGACATTTCGTGGAATGTATCAAATAACTCATCGTCACCTAATAAACCATACATTACGTCACATGCGTTATCGCCGTCTGCGCCTACTAATAGTGGCTCTGACATTACTTCTTTTAATTTTTCTACTTGTTCTGGAGTTTCTGGAACTGCCCATGTACCTTCTTGTACAGTTGAGTCAGCTAGTTTATCTCTACCCCATTTAAATTTACCATCTGCGCCTGGTTTCATACGTTTAGTAATTGCTCCATTTACACCTAGTCCATCGTTTTTACGTGCATCTGCTTTTGCTGCATAAAATGGATTATCTGCATGTGTATATGAACTATCACCTGATACTTTACGTACTGCGTCTTGTGGCATTGTAGCATTGCTTTTGCCTACTTTAATAGCGTTCGCTGTACTTGCTACTTTATTGTAACGATCTTGATAGTTTTCTACTTGGTATGTTTTACCATCTACTTTAAATTCTTTTTTGCCTTCTTTTCTGGCTTTTTCTAATTCACCTGAGAATTCATTACCTTCTTCAAAGTTTTCATCGTCATCACCATAATCGCCATCTTCACCTGGGTGGTTCATGTCGTTGTGTCTACGGAAGTCTGCTACGAAATCTTTAATTGTGTCGCCATCTAAATAACGAATTAATTCGCCAAGTACTGGATGATCTGAATCACATCCTAAATCATCGCATAAATCCAAAATTGGATCTGCAAATTCTCCAACTGCTTCAGTTGTACCAACTTCTTCAGTTGTTGCTGGAATTTCTTCTTTCATTTCTCTTTCTGCTGGAGCCTGGCTTTGAGCTCTGTCTGTGCCGTGGCTAGCAAGTTTTAATATTCTGTCTAAATCACTCATTGCCTTTTTCCTTTTCTTTTTTGAGTTTCGCTAACTCTTTAATAAATTTACTGTTGTATTGATCACCGTAATGATCTTCTGCTTTAACTTTTTCTGCCTCGGAGTAATCACCATCTTCTAGTACGCTCTTGATTTGTAAGCCTACTGCTGGAATTGCTTCGTCTGGTTCATGTGCACCTTTTACTTTAAGTACGCCGTCTGCTAGTCCAAGCATATTACGGATGTCATTTTGTATTTGCCATCCACTAGCAACTCTGTCACAATCAAATTCGTATGTAAATACTTCGTACCCTCTGGCTTTAGGAAAATCACGTGGTGTACTTTGTAACATTGTTTTCTTCACAGCACCGAGTCCTTTAGAGTCGTATTTTCCGAGGTGCTTCTCTATGCGATCACATTGATCGTCAGTTAATTCATGTATAGTTTTAATTTTAAAACTCCACGTTTTTTTAGCTTCCGTTAAGTATTGTGTGTACGATTTCATTGCTATGTATTCTCCTATTAATACTATTTATCTTTTTCGGGCAATTGTTTTAAGATTTCTGCAAGCATATCCGTTCTATTACCAATAATACGCCCCTCTGTGCCTTCTGGCTCGTCTAATCCTAATTCATTGTTCTTTTGTGCTACATATGCATCGATTTTTTCACTGTCTTTTTCAAGTCTAGCTTGTCGCATTTGCAATTCTATCATTTTCATTTTTTTGTCCATTTTAGCTTGCTTTGCTTGTAATGCTGCTGATATCATTTTACTTGCACTATCAAATATAGGTGCTGCATGTCTATCTTCAACATTTTTTCCCAAGTCAACTAATTCATCAAATGTTTCCATGGCTTTTTTTGCATATTCGTCCATTTCTCTATCTAACTGTTCTAAACCTTCAACTGTAGGTAATGCAATATTAGCACGTTCTACCATACTCATTTCACCTTTATATTCAGCTATTTCATTTTTAATATCTTCAGTTGTAGGTTCTATATGCTCTGCCTCTTCTCCAGGCATTAAGTCATCTAAATCTGGTAAGTTTAGTTCTTCTTCTAATTTTTTTGTCATATTACTTTTCCAATTATATTAGTACTTATCCTTTTAAAATTCTACTTTTTTCTCTTTTTCTTAGAATTTTGAGGTTTGTTAAATATCTGATGTTCTGTTATTACTCTAAAGCCCATACCTTGTGATTTACACCAAGCATGGCATGCTGCCCATTTAGCTTGATTAACTACTGCCGCTGCTTTCTGTGCTTGCGTTCTTGCTTCTGCTATTGTTTGACTAGCAGGTTTTATTTCAATCATTTCAGCATGATTTTTTCCATTCTTATCTTTATACACAATAAGTAAATCTGGAACATATGTTGTTTGTTTTCCTGTTAATGGATTCTTATATGGAATTCTATGTGTTTCGCTACCCCAACCTAATATGGCTGGATGATTATCACACATACGCATAACTGCTAGTTCCCAACCACTTCTGTATTGTGGTGCTCGTTTACCTATATATTTGTCTGGCTGTTGTGGGACAAATTGTCCCCTTTGAAACTTCGGCATTAACTTGGGCCGTTTGCAGGAGCTGGTACTTTGTAAGATACGCCATCAATGTTTCTAATTTTTTCACCTTTTTTAAGTGTTCCATCCCATCTTTCTAATTGTGGCTTATTAGTTTTAACAACGGGTTTATGTGTTCCTTTAGCAGGTGGTACTAACGCTGTAGTAAATTCTTCAGCATCTTGATGTACTTCATAATTATCTTCATTTCCTTCTTCAAATGGATCTTCGTCTTGAAAACCAGCATCTGGTGTAGCAGTGTCATCCATAAAAGGAGGTGGTGGTGATGTTCCATCACTTATAATATTATAACCTTCATATGAAAACGATACTCTAAATACCGATGCTGAACTATCAGCATAGTCAAGTGTATCAGTATCAACGTTTGTAATATATGGGTTAAATATTTCTATTGTATTTGATCTATTAGCTGTGTCTTTTCTAATAATCTTTAATGTAGTTATAAAGTTTCTGCTGTTTGGTAGTTCTAATCCTTTTGGAGATTGTAACCACGAAGCATAATCTTCTTCATTCATCGGACCAGCAAAATAATATCTTGCATAGTCCTTTAAAAAGTCTTCAAAATAATGATCTTTTGTATCATACGCTGTTAGAGTAATAGGAGTGTAATCTATACCAGTCTGTACAATATTTTTAGCATTATATTTGTTTAATGTCTGCGTTCTATATGTGAACGTAGGCATTTGAATATTAGCAATGCGTGTCAAATCTAGAGGTCTTGGACTTCCTACATAATTCAAGGATACAGTAAACGAATACTTATTTCTTGGTATTGCGTCTATTTCACCCTGAACTGATGATTGTCCATATATATAATAACCTGCGTCACCTATTGCCATTTTAAAGTTCCTTACTTATTAAAGTGTAGAACCAGTTTGTGAAATATCGTTAGATGCTGTTCCGTTACTTAATTGATCTGAACCATCAATCATGTGTAGTGCGTTATCAAAACGAACTGATAATGTAACTTGTACCATGCTTGAATCTGCATAGTTTAAGTCTCCATACTGTACGTTAGTAATGAAGCAACCTTGTAATTCCCATGCATCAAAAGTTGTTGGCGATGTTGTGCCATTTGCACCATCTAGTGTTTCAATCTTAACACCAAATTTATATGCACTACCTGAGATTGCACTTGATTGATCTGCATGATCAACTTGTTTGTTTAGTTGGTTACCTAATTTTTTAATAACATTTGATTTCATATCATCACGGAATACAATTGTTACTGGATCCCATGTATGCTTACCTGCAAGGTACATTTTTGAGTTATATGAATCAACTACCACTTCCTCGTGTGTTAAATTTGGTCTGCCTGTGCTAATAACATTTTGTGTAACTTCATCAGTTCCAGTCGCTCCGCCTAAGTTACTAAATGTAACTCTGAAACGATATTGTAGCTTCGGCATTAGTGTAGTTCCTGCACTTGCGTCAGTTGGTACACCAAAATTTGTAATTACGGCCATTTTGTTTTCTCCTATAATACTATACTGTAGTATCTTCTTGTTATATTGTATTTATCAAATCAACGCTCAAAAAGATAGGTCACTTTAAAAAGTAACCTATCTTTGGTATTTTTATTGATTGATTATACAACCCAGCCTTCTTGAGCGATAGTTTCGCCTAGTTGACCTGCTGATTGTCCCAAATGGACACTTGAATCAGATGCTAAAATATATGATTTGAACTCTGCAACTTTTGCTGCAGTTTCAAATTGGTATTTGATCCATATTTTAGTATCAATTAATTTGTATTCCATAACGATATCAATTTCACCTGGTGTGAAACCTACAATTGCGTCAGAAATAGCTTGGTGAGCTGAAGATGATTTAAACTGATCTATTGAAGTCCAATCACCCGGTACTCTTCTAATTTTATTAGTTTCCATAATAGTTCTCCTTAGTTACGGCTACAGTCAACACCTTTACGGTCGCCCGCTGGGTGTGAATATGGTAGCACATCAAGTAACCATTTTACTGTTTCTTCACGCTTATCGTCATCGAGACTTAGTGCCGCACTTAAATGATATACTCCGTCAACAAAAGAAAATCCATAATGAACTTTTCTTGTGTTAATTGCGTACCATCTACGTGCTTCTGGTTTAAAAATTTTACCATCTACAACAAAATGAAATTCTGCTGAGTTAGTGTGGTTTAAGTGACAAATCATTCTAAATGAATCACCTGTGATTCCGTCTGGAGTAACTTGTCTCCATTTATCTCTGTGAGGAGCTAAGAAATCACCTTTATCGTATATTAATGAACCCAATGATTCAGTGTGTTCTGGTATGTTCCATGATTCTGGAATTACATTATATTCGTATCCTGCTTTAGGACCGTTATAATCATCGTTCACACGTGAACGTAGGATTTTTGATGGATCAGCATTTAGTGTGTCAATTTGTTCAATTGCATTATCTGGCACCCATGCATCTAGTTCGATGATGTCGCCTGCTGCGCCAAAAAGAAAATTAGTATCAAATTTCATGCTAGTAGTTACTTCAGGGTTAAATCTGTGTTCACTCATGTTAGTAGCAATGATTTTAGCTTGTTCTAGTTTTACCATGGTGTTATCCTTTTTTATATAAATTATAGCTCATTAGCTGAACTATGTGCATTGCAATGTGCAACTGTATTTATCAGTTAATGTTAAATTAAAAAAGGCTACTATATCTCTATAGTAGCCCTTAATATTATTAGTTATGTATTAACGTCTTACGAAAGATCGCCAGTGTTTACAATTCTAATTGGAATGTAAATAAATTCTGCTGATTTTGTAGGCTCAATTGCTACGTCAACATAAAATTCATTTGCATCAATTCTTGCTGGTGTGTTATTTGTTGTATCACACACAACTGCAAAATCGTAAATACCACGCTGTTGTAAAATGTTAGCTAGGAAACCATCAAATACTGCTTTAGCATTTGCACGTGTTCCTGCATCATTTGGTTCAAATAAGAACGGTCTTGAAATAACTGCAAAACGCTCTCTTAGATAAGCTGTAAGTCTAGCTACGTTCACTCTGTCTAATGCTGAAGCAGTTGTATGAAGTGATTTTTGACCAAATACAACA